TAGTCGCCGCCGTGTCTTGCTTGTAGATGATGTTCACGGGGGAAAGGCGATACCACATGAGGTCTCTATGTTTGTCAAAATACGGGCACCATGTTTCATCATTTTTTGTCAGAGTTACAATCTGTCCAACTTGGAATTCTTCTCGGTGTTGGTTATTCACCACCACAAACGTGCTACCCTCCGCAATCTCCGGGTGCGGCTCGTCTGTCATGCAGGGGATGGGTTCGAGATTATATAATTTCATGCAAAAACTTCCTTTCTGGATTCGCGCTCAATGCACTGCAAAAGATGTTGATCCTTATCTAATTCTGGATGGAGCCACAAATGGGTTTTTATCCGCCCATAATTAAGATTGTATTCACGGCACCATTCTGCTAATGACTGAACCCTTCCGTTTATTTCAATCCACTTGGTGTTCCGTCTGTTTTGGAATTGTTTCTGGAACGGTATCCATCGGCAGTTTTCAGGGCAGTAGTTTCCGTTCGTGTCTATTCTGTCAATGGTTAACCCTTTCTTGTAGCCGTTGTTTTCTGCCCACTTGTAAAATGTAGCAAAATCGGAAATCCATTCATTACAAACGGTTATTCCTCTTTCGCCATAATATTTATAATCTGAACGCTGTGGATTGTAACACCTTTTCCTCATGCCTAGCCAAACCGAATGAAGAGGCGTTTTTGACAATCCGTGCGTTGTGTGGTTTCTGTTATTTATTTGATTGCAACCGCAACTTGTTACGTTCCCGGAGCGCAGAGAAGATGTCCTTACAATCTTTTGAACACCGCAGTCGCACTCACAAAGCCAAAGCGTTGAATTGTCTTTACCTTTTCCGCTAATTGATTTTGCGATCAAGTGACCAAACCTGTGCCCCTCCATTGTTTTATACAAAGCATCAAATTTGTTGCTGTACCGGCATTTCCTAAGCGCCTCCAGCTCCACAATCTGCACAACATCTCCAATGGCGTATGTGTCTTGCTTGATAATCATTTTTCTTCCTCCCTATTTTTTTCCGATTAATTTCAGAGCATCGCCAACCGACCGCACTATCCCAGCCGTGTGACCCAGCTAATACTTTCCCACTTGCTCGGTTCTGACTCCACTTAGTTTGGCAGTAACTTTTTGTTTACAGTTTTTGCAATGCCAGTTCGGTAATTCATTCATAGGCTCCAACCCCCTGATCCAATCAACGTGTGATTTACCCATCCTATGCATATCGAGGCGGTCTGGATGTTGGCATAACGGACAAGTCGCGACAAATTGGATCCGATAAGTAATCATGTCAAATCCTCGATCCTGATATAGATCCCTGGCTGATCTGCCCAAAACTTCTCAACAATCTCACTGACTACCAGTGCGTCATCTTTCCAAAAATGTAAGGTAGTCATGCAGTCTTTGAGCATCTTCTGCAGATTGTCAGTATCTGGCTTGCTGGTCTTGTACTCACCATTGCGATGACTCCCCGTGATCGGAAATAGCCACTTAACCATAAGCCTTACCGCAGCCACGTAAGGATCCTTAGGAACGTGTCCAGACAGATGAGCAATCAGCTTTGACCTGGCTTCCAAAAGCTCTTGCTGCTTGTATGTAAATGGTTTGCCAAGCGTAGACACTCCCATTCGCTTTTCTTGGTCCGTGATAGTCGGTGTAATCATCGGCATAAAAAATTCAGTTGTCATGATGTCATATCTTCTTTCTTTGAAATTTGGCTTTTAGTCTCTGGGTGGAAGTTGCTGCTGTCGTCGTGCGTGAGCTTAACGCACGACAGCACACAACATCCGAGACGGGGAACCTGTGACACAAAAATAAGGATATATAGGATAGTGTTTTTGTCGCGGGTTCCTGTCATGGGCGACAAAAACATAAAAGATGTTTTTGTCATAGGTTTTGTCACAGGCTCTTATGATAGGTATGACAAATACATTAAATATGTTTTTGTCGCGGGTTCCTGTCATGGGGTGCGCCTCCTCACAATTGACGGAATTCCTTCGCCTTTTTTCTCGGTTTCGAAGCCGCCGTGTTCCTTGATGTATCTCCATATCGTCCTGACGGTGACACCCATGTACTCAGCCAGAGAATCAATCGTTATCTCCCCGTTCATTCCGCAGGCCTCAAAAGCATTTTCGAGCGAGATGTTTCGGTCCTTCTCCTTCGCTTCTTTTGGCTTGCGCTTTTCCATCGCCTTCTGCCATGGCGGACGGTCCCCTTCCGGCTCGATGTCTTTCAGGCTGCCGACCATATCAACGGTATGTATCGGATAATCGAACCAGACGTTGATCGGAGGGAATTTCGGAAACTCGCGCAGTGTTCCGTCAATACGCCATGCTGACCGAAGATGAACGACTTGCTTTGTCTCTGCGATTTTTGCTTTGAGATCATTTAACTGAGAAAGGGTGAGAGCCCCATGACAGTGTTCTGTCATTGCCTTCGAGCTGCAGACATCATCTTGTGATACCCGGTCGTCAATGTAAGTCGGTAAAAGCCGCTCAAGCGCCTCGATGCAGACAGCACAAACCGCCTTGTTTTCTTCCTGTTTCAGTATCGCTTCTGTCATTTCTAGTTCAATCAAGTCAAGCAGCACGTCCGGATCCCGGGCGAATACACCCGATCCAGATGCCCTGTCCATGCTCCGCTTTGCCCCCTGCTGCCCCTTGCTGTGGTGGTGGCAGTAGATTACGGCTGCACCCAAGTCCGTACATACCCTGTCAAACTGGTTGCAAAAATGAGCCATCTGGTCGGCACTGTTCTCATCACCAGTTATAACTTTGTAAATCGGATCAATTATTATAGCGATGTAACTTTTTTTCTGTGCTCTGCGAATTAGCTTAGGAGCAAGCCTGTCCATTGGAACGGCTTTCCCTCGCAGATTCCAGATATCAATATTAGCCAGGTTGTCCGGCTGCCACCCCAGCGCCTGATAAACGTCTCGAAATCGATGAAGACAGCTGGCCCGGTCCAGCTCCAGATTTACATACATGATCTTTCCTTTGGTGCAGGTCCATTGCAACCACTTCTTACCCTCAGCAATTGCACAACACAGTTCGATCAGCGCGTATGACTTGCCTGCTTTCGATGGACCGGCAAGCAGCATCTTATGTCCCTGCCGAAGGACATTATTGATCAGGGGCAGTGATAGTGCCGGTAAATTGTCCCAGACATTGATCAGGTTTTCCGGCTCCGGGAGATCGTCATTAATACCCTCTATCCATTCGTGCCATTCCACCCAGGACGCCTTTCCTATATTGGCATCAACCAGGAATTGCTTCTGTCCACTTCGCATGATTCCCGGCATCCTGGACAGCCTGGACGGGTTTCTGTTCTGGCTGTCTATCTTTAGCCCATTCTTTTGGCAGACATTGTACAAGTAGTCGACGCGCTTCCTGTATTCCTCATAATTGGCAGCATCAACCCGGACAATCGCATGCAGGCTCTTTTTCCCAGAATGAACCAGGCAGGCAACCGGCAACTCCAACTCTCGGATAATGGCGTTCTGCTGATCAATGTCCATCGCATCGGATTCCACAAGGGCAAACCGGAAATCTGTTACATTCTCGTTTTTACACCCGGCCCCATCTAGTGGATTGAATCGGATCCATGCCCCTACTTCTGGCTTGTAATCACCGATGACTGAGCCAATATCGCCTTTGCATTTATTGAGCTGTTGAATCAATTCGCCTGCAGTCCTGTCCCATACGCCTTTTGTCGGCATGTATCGACCGTCTTTTTCCCAGCTGTCGGTTACATACCCGACATTTTCCGTAGATTGAAAAAGGATTTCCAGGTACTTTGCAAGCTCGCCCGCAGGATTCCATGCCGCCGGCTCAATAACCTCGCGGCCTTCGATCCAGTTCTTGTTAATGATTACCAGATCATCTTTCCCGCCAATAATCGCGTCCCAGTCAAGTTCGTGACCGTCGGTTTCGTGTACTGGCTCCCATCCGTGATCACGAGCCATCTGAACAATCGTTCCGCCCGTTATGGGCGTCTCTGTTCCGTTGAAACTGCTCCATTTTTTGAAGCATTCTCCCTGGTGATATCTGCTGGCGTCTCGCCTGCTCCATTCGTCCCAGTCTGCTGCTGTGTACCCTTCTTCTTTCAAGGCCATGCCTACAGCTGTCCATTCCGTATAGTCCAGGGCAGACGGGTCGATAAACGGCAATAGGTCAAGTACGTTCTGTTTTTCCATTCGTCACGCTCCTTTGTAAATGGCAGGATTTATGTCATATGGAATGCTCCAGCCATTTGCGGCAATTCGATCAATTAGTTTTCTAGCCTGTTCAAACGGCCATGTGCCGACATGCTGAAACCCACGACCTTCAAGAAACCGTATTTGCTTTGGAGTTGTCAGCCCTTCTTCTCGCCTCTTGTCCAGCCGATTCAGGATCATGGCAGCTTTCCCCGCATTGTCGATATCGTCAGGAAGAATTCCCAGTTTTTCAAGAACCTGCTTCTGCTTGTCGGAAGGTGGCGCCATTTCCCAGCCAAATGCCGGCACGTAGCTTGACAGGTCTTCTGCTTGTATAGACATCTCGAACTGTAGTGGATCAACCAACTTCTTCTTGCGGTGTTTCATTTCCTGCAGCTTCTTGGCAAGCGCCTCTTCCCTGGCCGCGACAATGTCCCCGGTAGCCTGTAGTTCCGCTGCCTCGATGTCGATTGGGCATCCAGCCGCTTCGATATTTTCCGTCATCTTCTGTGCAACCTCTTCGTTTTCACAAATAAGATGAGCAGGATGGCAGAGCTCGTGTCGTTCCGTATGCCATAGAAAATCAAGTAATAGCAGATTATCCTTGCCTGGATAAATTCGGGTTCCACGCCCTACCATTTGACTATACAGGCTCCTGATCTTCGTTGGCCTCAACACAACTATGCAGTCCACTGATGGACAATCCCACCCCTCGGTTAATAACATGGAGTTGCACAGAACGTCGTAGCGGCCAGCGTCAAAATCTTGAAGGATCTTTGTCCTGTCGTCGCTTTCACCGTTAACCTCGACGGCGTTAAAGCCTTTTGATTTGAGAATTTCGCAAAACTTCTGGCTGGTTTTGATTAATGGAAGAAACACAACGGTTTTCCGGTCCGGGCAATGCTGCCGCATTTCTTCCGCGATTTGGTAAAGGTACGGATCAAGAGCGGTCCCGAGGTCTGCTGCCTTGAAATCTCCGGCCTGTTGACCTACTCCGGTTAGGTCAAGTCTGAGCGGGATTGTCTGGGCAGATATGGGACACAGGAATCCTTCTTTAATTGCTTTCGGAAGTGAATATTCATACGCCAGTGATTCAAAATAAGATCCCAGGTTACGCATGTCTCCGCGATCCGGAGTGGCTGTTACACCAAGAACATTCGCATCTTCAAAATATTGAAGAACACGCTGGTAACTGTCGCTGATGCAGTGATGGGCTTCATCGACGATGATACTGCCAAAATAATCAGGGTCAAACCGACTCAGCCGCTTTTCCCTCATGAGTGATTGGACGGATCCTACTACTACCCGGAACCAGCTGCCGATACATGACGATTCAGCCTTCTCCGTGGCGCACATAAGTCCAGTTGCCTTCGCAAGCTTGTCAGCAGCCTGGTCCAGAAGTTCGGCCCGGTGAGCGAGGACCAGCACCCTTTCGCCGGCCCTCACCCTATCCTCAATGACCTTGCTGAACACAATTGTTTTACCCGTGCCCGTTGGCAGGACCAGCAAGGTTCGCCTTACTCCCTTGTCCCATTCAGTCAGGATCGCATCTTTCGCTTCTGTCTGATATGGACGGAGCTCTACCATCAGAACCTCCCCGGCACAAATGCCTTATCCTCTTTCGGATAGAAGCGCTTGATCTCGTTGGATTGGCGATCCTCGCCCTGGTCGTTTTTCCAGTTTCTGATTCCTACCTTGCACCTTCCAGTTGATCCGGGGACGGTAGTCCAGTTCATTTGTAGCTTTTCGCCCCTCTTCTTTTGGCCAATCGCACCAAAGAATGCCGACAATATGCCCTCGGTAGATGTGTGAAGAAAAAGATTGTGCTTTAATTCAACTGCCTTATCTGTGGCCAGTACCTGGATTGTAACAATGGCCTTGTTGCATGGGGGCAATTTGTCGCTTCCTGCGTGCCTACCCCGCTCAAAACTGATCACTCGAAAATCATAGTCGCCTTCCTGCAACGGTTCATTCCCGTCGCGCTCGATTGTGTCGTCCCAGTTAAGTTCTCTACCTGTTTCGTTTGCCATTTCCATATCCTCCATTTTTTATTTATTAGTATCAAAGGGTAATTCGCCATCATTTTGGCGGGCTTTGATCATTTCATAGACTTGCGTCCAGGCTCCAACGAGAACGCCTGCGACAAAGTCCGAATCATAATTTGCAATGGGTGTGTTATTTGGGTAATAGCCTTTTTCTGCAACTACTGCCTGGATCTCCTCGCTGGATACATGATTGGCCTTCATCAGATCCGCAAGTGCTGCCGGAATGTCAGAAGCCTTTGGTTGTTTTGGCGATTGTGCCAACTGTACCAACTGTGCCGGAATCGTAGCTTGTGGGGGAGTTGGAACAGGGGCAGGCGCAGAAACAGACTTAACGGCCTCGACGGCGGGTGAAGAGTTTATCAAATGTGCAATATTGGCATATTCAAACGGCAGCTCAGGCGCCAGGTCATGGCGATTCTTCGCATCCCAGCAAGGATGATGAGTTGTGTACATGACCCTGCTGCCGCCCTGGGCTTTGTTTTTTCCCTTCTGTGCGCCCTGGTTGTCAACGTTGACCACGATTGTTTTGTAGTTCGCGAACAGGACCATGTCCGCCCATTCCTTGACAAGCGCTGAGGTTTTCTTTTCAAGCTTCAATTCCCAGCGATCATAAGCACCCATTTCGTCTGGTTGTTCAAATTTCCGCATCTGAGCATGTGCTGTGATTACAATGTTGATACCCATCCCAATCAAGTCGGTAAGCATGTTAAGAAATTTGCCAAACTCCTCTTCGAGATAGGTGTATCCCTTGCCATATCCAAAATCTTCTATGCCCTTGACCTGTGCTCTTGCACAAATGAAATCCGAACAAAGCATTTCGGCCCAGTCTCCGGTATCGATAACCAGCGTTCTGCATAAGGCCGGATTCTCCCTGACATCTTTGACCAATTCGAGCAGCATCGTCCAGCTGCTGGGCTTCTGGGTCCGGGCGACATTCATGTGTGTGGTACTGCCTTCCGTATCGATAAAAAGTGCTTCCGGGAACTGTGACGCAAAAGTTGACTTTCCGATCCCTTCCGGACCATAAACAACGATCTTTTGAGCGGAATTCACCTTTCCTGTAAAAATTTGAATCATTAGAATTTACCTGCCTTCCATGTTGATTTTGTTTCTGGCTCCGCTGCAGCAACTGGCGCTTCTTGTCCAACAGAATACCCATCCTCAATGATGATGCTGCACTCATCACCGGTGCTTACCCTGGTTGCAATTGCCTGCAACCCTTCGGACTCAAGCCATTCGCCGAACCTGTGAAGCTCGTTTATGTCCATCTGTTCAAGCTTGTCCAGGAGAACGAATCCGCAATTCGGGTTTAAGCTCCTGACGATTGCAGTTGAGACGATCAATTGATCGGCGCTTGACATGTTGTCCCATTGAAACCCGTTATATGTCAGTTCGCCATCCTTGACAGACAATCCCGGCAACGGCAACTTCGCGCCGTTCAGAAGATCAATCTTTGCCTGCCGGATGCCATTAATCTTGACGGTTAGTTCGTTATACTGTTCCTCGAAAGTTCCAGCATCTTCTTCGGCCTTGTCCTTGTCGAGATTCGCCCGGACTTTTCGGTTGATGGTTTCAATATTGGTAATGTTTGCCTCAAGCTCGGAAGTGGATTCATCATGCAGGTCGAGAGCAGACTTTCTAGCCGTTTCCAGGTTGTTCATAGCCTCAGCCAACTTGAGCTGGAGGCCCCGAATATCGTCTTCAAGCTTTTCAACTTCCGACTGATACTTTGTCATGTTCTGACGTTTCCGGTTATTCTCGCCATTCTTTGCAAGAATGTCCTGCTGCTGTTTAATCAGTTCCGAAGCAGCTATCGGCTCTTTTGGAGCGTCCGGATAGTATGGCTGCTCGGCGGCGAATTTCTTTTTCTGGTCCGCAATCTGTCCGATTGTAAGGCGCCTGTTGTATAGCTCTGCTTCCTGACTCTCCAATTCATACAATTGATTGCCGACCCCGATAATCTGCAGCAAGGTCAGCGCCTTGTCCTTGCCAGACTGTCCCATAAACTTTGGCAGGTCCAACGCCAGGGCTTCAACAAAGCTGTTCAGCAGTTGCTGGCCTCCCTTCTGGCCGTTCGGATCAATAACCTTCAAGTCGCTGTTCTTGCCCTTTCGTTCGACGATCAGCCCATTGGACATAACAATGTGGAGACTCGGCGGAATAACGGATCCGTCTCGTTGCGGTTCGCTTGGGCGGTATTTATCGCCGCCAAGAACCCACGCAATGGCATCCAGAACAGATGTTTTCCCTTGCCGGTTGTTGCCACCAATAACTGTCAGGCCGTTGGCGGCAGGCTCCATTTTGACCGCCTTGACTCGCTTGACATTTTCTATCTCGAGCTTGTTGATCTTGATGTTCATTCGTCCTCATCCTCCAATTCGTCATCGTCTGGAGTGAATGGTGATTCCTGTAGCTCTACAAACGGCAGCGCTGCCTTGATGATCTTGCTGGTAACCTTACAGAGCGTCAGACCCGTTTCTTCGCAAATCTTAATCAGCTGGTCATAAATCTCGGTAGTAACGCGAATCTGCTGCGACGTTTTTTCTTTTGCAATCTTTGGGATTTTTTGGAAAACGATTTTTTTCACTTGTGATTCCTCCTGTGATATAATGTTGGTGATAACTCTTGTGTCGGGCCGTCTGTTCTAGCAGCGGCCTGTTTTTATTATTTCTTCATCTTTTTCATCGCCTCCCATTCCCTTTCCATCCGTTTCCACTTCTGCCGGCAGTCCTTCTCCGTGCGATGTTGCCAGATCCAGCGGATGACGAAGATGTAGTATTTAATGCGTGTTATCATGGGGTGCCTCCTGCTGCGTGGCTAGGGGCGGCCAGTTGGCCGAAGCCTCTCTTGTGAGCGGCCTCCCGCAGTCCGGACAAAACCTTGCCGGATCGACCGGACGGCCTTGAGTCGCCTCTATTGGATCAACCGTCCAGACGTCCTCGCAATAATGTTTCGTGTGCGGATGGTTCACAATGTGCATGGCGATGGCGGCAGGGTCATGGTTAATGGCGATATCGACATAACGGCCAAGCGCCATTTCTATTCCGGTTGTCGCGCCGCCCCCGCCCGCAAAGTTGTCAATGATCAGCCCCATTATTCGGCCTCCATCTCAATCTGCCTCGATGCCAGCGCCGTCTGATAAGCTCTCTCGCACATTGGCAGATATTGGCAAGTCTTTAGAAATTCCGTCCGGCCTTTCGGGTAGATGTATGCGCTGCCGATCGGCCGGTAGTATGAACAATCCTTGCAGAGCAGTTTCGTTTCCGATTCGGACAAGTTGAATTTGAACCCGTAATTTTTCAATGCGTTTATAAACTTTTCAGGGGCATCGGGTTCTGGCATATTGTTCGGCCTCCTCGACAATCCACACTTTCAGATCGTGGTGGCCGTTCGGCGCCGTCCAGTCAAGCGCCTCCTGATGGTCTGAGAAAAACAGATCAAGCCGGTTCCCGGTATAGTTGCCAGTGTCTTCAACTGTCCGGATACCGACCGATTCAATATAGATTCGCGTCCCTCGCGGCAGAACATCGTAATCGGCGCCGACTGTGCGGCCCTCTTCCGGATATCTGCCGTTCCACATCTTTTGTCCTGACCACTTACCGCAACATTTCGGGCAGGGACAATAGGCTGTGACTTTAAAGGTGCCGATTAATTTCATGTTCGCGGTCTCTGCCTCGGTCGTTTCCGTCACCGCCGCCTTGGCCGGCTCTGTTTCAATCACGGTCGTTTCGGTGATGCCCGGCCAGGATTCGACCGCCTCGGATATCCGGATCACGTCTGCGTCCAGCTGGCCGATCCGTGCGTTCATGTCGGATTGGGCGGTGCGAACCTGGTTATATGCCGGGATAAATTTCTCGGTCGTCATGATGAAGGCAAAAACCAGCCCGATCAGCAGCAGGATGATGCCCACAATGAACAGGTCGAGCCATTTGTCCTGACTGCGATACGAGTCCAGACGGCGCCCGGTGTGGTTGTTTTCGATGGTGGGATTGACTCTTTTTATTCGCTGTGATATTCTTTTCATGTGACATAACCTCATTTCATTTGGCCGTCCGGCGATAACGGGCGGTCTTTTATTTATTCTGAAAGTACCTCGCTATCGTTTCATACTTTCACCTTCTTCCCTTCCCTGGCCGCTTTCGTCCATTTCTGGACCAAATGATTGCAGTAAGCCGTCCAGTCATTAATGATCAATTTCCGGCCGGTCTTCTTGGCTTCGATCTTTTCGGCTTTTGCGAATCGCCAGGCATAGGCGAACAGGCGTATTTGGCGCCATTTTGATTCAGGCCAGTGCAATCTACGCTTGGCTCTTCCGATTGTCCGTGTCAGGCTGCTCATCTGCGGGTACCTCCATTCTGTAGCGGTCGATGACGGCTTGCTTTCTGAGGCGGGCAAACGCTTCCTGCGATTCAGTGCCGCCAAGAATTTCATATGGATAGCCTTTTTCGAGTTCGGCCAATACGGCCAGTTCTTCGCGAGTGAACGGTGCGGCGTTTCCCGTCATGACCGCCGTGAATTTTTCGATAGCGTTTACGGCCCGGTCGATCTGTTCGGCGACGAGCAGGATGGCTTGATCGTTGTAGAGCGGAAATTCCTTGCGAAGCTCTTCGTAGCGTTCAATTATTGTTGGCATATCAATTCCTCCTTATTGCTCGCCCCGGAGATACCGGAGCAGCTTGACCTTATTGACCAGCCGGTCGGCTCGCTTGCCCGGAATCAGCAGGGGGAAGTCCGGCGCGTTGAATATCCGGCGAGCGTCTTTCAGTGTCATGCCGGTGCATCTGGCGACATCGTTCACGTCGAGCAGTTCCGGCCAGTTTTCGCATGGCGTTTGTTCTGGCATGGCTGGGTACCTCCTTGTGGTATAATTTTGTTCATGTGTGGCTACGGGAAGGGGGTGATAAAGATGGGTGAATACGTTGAATTGCGTCATCCAGTTGAAATACGGCCAAACCTTGAGCAGGTTTTTCACGAACTGGCAATAAGCTGGATGGACAAGTACGGTTTTGGAGCACAACTCAGCCCGGAAGAATATTGTCGAAAGTACGATGATACAATTAACAAAATCCGAGCCGAGTTTGGCAAACTGCATGAGCCGTCAGTGCGTCCTTTGGTCTAGCAGATAGCGGGCAATCGATGCCATAGCGTCCAACTGTGCTTCGGTTGCCTGCCTGTCTTCCGCGATGCGGATTACGAAATCAATCAGAACCTGGGTCATACTTTTGGATTCCTGGTTGTCTGGCATATGTGTGTTCCTCCCTTCTTCTGAAATGCCGCCTCCGGGGGCGGTTGGTTAGGCTGATTTCTGGCCGTTACGTTCTTCCGTGCGACCGAGCAGCCAGTCGGACGTGCATTTGAAAAAATCACAGAGAGTGTTTATTTTTGACATGGGAATTTCCGTTGCGCCCGTTTCCCAGTTTTTGATTGTTGCTCTCGTTACCGAAACTATTATTGCCAACGATTCTTGAGTCAATCTCTTTGCCGCTCTCTCCTGCCTTATCCTGTTTTCCACAAATTAGCCCCTCCGATCGTTACTCATTTTGAGTTATTAATGCCATGATAACCCAATCTGAGTAGCGAGTCAATAGCAAATGGCCTTGATTTTACTCAATATGCGAAAACATCTTTACATTATGGGTTATGCGATATAAAATCGAAACATAACGCGAGGAGGTAATCACATGAGCTTTGGCACACGTTTTGCACGGCGCTATATTATGCTGAAATTCCCCTGCTTCGAGCAAAATATATCATGGGGCACGCCGACAGCAAGATGACATCAGACGTGTATACCCACCTCGACGGAGCCAGTTTTGAGAACCCTTATCCCGTCCAAACAGAGCTATTAAAATCATGCTTTACGGTGAATTTACGGTTATTGCCCGGAAAGGACTGCAAACAAGGCATTGCACACTGACTCTTAATCAGTGGGTCCCCGGTTCGAGCCCGTGAAGGCGCACCACCCCAAAACCTCGTTACTGTAGTGGTTTCGAGGTTTTTTATTTTCATTTTATAATGCGTGATAGTGCATAAAACAACATTATTTTTACGGTTATTTACGGTGACTTACGGTAGACTTTACGGTGAAGCGCAAACGCAAAAAAAGCCCCGGCCGGATTTCTCCAGTCGGGGCTCTTCTGCTGCCGGTGTATGCCGCGAGGGTCAGACACCGGCGCTCTGTTTGTTTTTGTCCGGAATCACACCGGCTTGTTCTTCTCGACAAATGCCATCAGCGCCAGCCATCCCTTGAC